TTGATAAGCAATTAGATAATGCAGATTCGATTATTGAGAAGCTTAAAATCATTGATGATATTAGAAATGAATTAAGCTCAAATACAAATGAACTGACAGCTCCTAAAATTGAATTTGTTGACAAAACTCAATTAGAACTCATAGATCAATTGGATCAAAAAAGCAAAGAATTAGTTGCTTCTTTAGGTGGTGGTTACTCTCAACTTCAAAAACTTACAAATGAATATAATAATGATATTCTAATCTTAACAGAATCGCTTAAAAATGCAAAAACGGAAGCTGAAAAAACAGTTATAAATGATTCAATTTGGAAGCGAGGTGTAAAGTTCGCAGAAGATTCAAAAGATCTCCCTACCAACGATGATAATTACAATAAGTTATTATTAGAATTTAAGTCATTCGAACAAAAAAAATCTGATATAACTCTTGATTTTGATAATAAAATTTCAGTTGCTAAACTAAATAACGACAAGAAATTAGAAGAACAACTTCTTCAGGAAAAGAAAAAAGCATTATCAAAAATCGCTTTAGAGCAAATGAAAAGCTCAGAATCATTTGTAAAGCTTTTAGGTAATCTTGATAAAATGTCAGTTAAGTCTTTAGATAAACTTATCAAGGATATAGAATCACAACTTGACAATCCTGAAATTGGTTTAGAAATGTCCGCTGAAGATATCAAGATAATTCTTGATCAACTTCAAAAAGCTAAAGATGAAATCGAAAACAAGAATCCTTTCAAAGCTATTCAAGACGGATGGAGTGATTTCTGGAATGCGACTACAGATGATGATAAACTTGAAGCTTTAGATAAGTTTATGTCAGGAGTTAACTCCGCATTTGAAGCTACTAAAGAAATCATGGACATGACTACTGATGCCGTAGAAGCATTTGGAGGGAAGTTAGATGATTCTGCAAAACAAACTATACAATCTGTTCAAAATATTGTTAACGGTATCGGAAACGCTATTCAAGGTTATTTCTCAGGAGATTGGGCTAAAATGATTGCAGGTATTGTTCAGGTTGTTGTTGAGGTTGCGAAAATTATCGGAGGTTCAAAAGACAGAAGATTAGAAAAACGTCTTAAAAAACAACAACAAGCTGTTAATGACTTAAAACGTGCGTACGATGATTTGAGTTTTGCAATTGATAGAGCTTTAGGCGGTAAAAATTACTCACTTCAACAAGATCAGATTAAAAATCTCCAAGAACAAAAAATTCTAATGGAGCAAATGATTAAAAATGAAGAAAAGAAAAAGAAGACTGATAAAAATAAAGTAAACGAATGGAAGAACGCAATTGCTGACATTGATCGACAAATTCAAGAAATTCAAGAAAATATTGCAAGCGATATTTTGCAAACTACTGCAAAAGAATTAGCAAACACTTTAGGTGACGCGCTTGCGGAAGCTTTTAGTAAAGGTGAAGATGCGGCGAAATCATTTGAAAAGGTTGCGAATGACGTTCTTAAAAACGCTGTATTAAATCAACTTAAGAAAAGATTTATTGAAGATCAACTTCAAAAAGCCTTAGATCAACTTCAAAAAGATATGGGAGTTGATGATAAAGGTTGGAGCGGTTTAACTCCAGAGGAACAGCAAGCATTTCGAGATAAAATAAAAGAAATTGCAGAAGGTTTCCAAGGTGCACTTGAAGGTTATTCTGAATTATTTAGCGACTTGGTAGATCCTAACGAATCTTCATTAGCTGGAGCAATTAAAGGAGTCTCAGAAGAAACAGCGTCTTTAATAGCTGGACAAGTTAATGCGATGAGATTACTAATTGTAGAGGCAAACAAAACAAGGATTGAAACGAATAGAATTTTACTTCAAAGCTTAGACAGGTTAGCGAATATCGATTTTAATACAAAGAATGCAAATGTAATTTTAGATAAAATGTATGCATTTATGCAAAGTAATAAGGATAACAACAGATCATATGGATTTTAATAATATAAAAATAGAAGCTCTACAAAGAGCAAAACAAAACGAGATATGCGAAGAATGGGCGGTTAAAATGGATAACGCCCAAACTTTGGATGAGTTACTTGATATGTATATCAAAGGAATTGATTTTTCTTTTTCATCTGAATTTATTTCAAATGATTTTATGCGAAGAAATTTAAAAGGAAAAATGGAGCATAAAGGAATTTTCCTTGACGATTCGATTGACTTGCATAATAACAGAGAGATAGTTTGTCTTGGTGATTCACGATTAAACTATTTGGCTGATGAATTTTCAGTTACTCAGATGTATTTAAGAGATAATGTGAAGGCTCGATTAGTTGTTAGAGATAGTGCGTTTGTTATGATTGATATTTTTGATAATGTTCAGTTAGAAATAGAAGCAAGCGACAAAGCTAATGTTCGAGTGAACTGCTATAAAGGTGCGAAAGTTACTTTTAAAAGTAACGATGATAGTTATGTAAAAATTTCAAATAAAGATTTTAAAACGTATAGATGATTCCTGTAATTTATTTACTTGACAATATACCCTTTAAAAATTACAATGTTTATGTTTCAGATTCTTCAAATCTTTTTGATAAAGCTTCTGTAAAAGAAAATCAAAAAAAGGATTGGAGCGATGAACACGGTTATGATATTGATCTGCAATCACGATATCATAATTCTAAAACGATTACAATTGATTGCTTTATTTATGCTAAAACTTTGAAAGAATGTATTGAGAAATACAATGATTTTTACAATGCTTTAGATAAAAAAGGATCTCGCAGATTATCAGTTGTAGCTGGTGATTTAAGAATGGAATATCAAGTTTTCAGACAGGATACTGCTGAGAATAAACTGAATTATGACGATTCTAATGCAGTAGGTACTTTTAAATTAAAATTGATTGAAAATATGCCTGTTAAAAGAATTTTGAGGTCAATTCAAAAAACAACCAATATTACTTTAAAATCGAAAAAAGTTTTAGTAATTAATTGGGGAGATGGGTCCGAACAGTACACTTCTCCAGGTACTGAGATTTATTCTCATACTTATTCAACTACAGGTGTATTTTACCCAATGATTTTAGGTGATTTAGATTCAATCACAACGTTTAACTCAAATGCAGATATTTTATGGAACAGATTTTAGTTAAGCGTGCTGATAATGTTGGATATCTGTTGGAAGATAAAAATAAAGGAGTGTTTGTTTCATCAATCATTCAATCAACTGAATTAAGAAGTAATGATGTTATCAATGTTGAACTTATCAGTCGTGAATTTATCAATTTTACAATTGGTGATTCGTTTCATTATTTAGGTCAAAAATACACGTTAAATCAGATCCCGCGATACTTTAAAAATAGTTCAAATGATTTTCAATATTCAATAACATTTGAAGGAGTAATGTTCGATTTGCGTCGAGCTTCTTATGATGTAAATATTGATACAACAGGATCTGCTATTTATGGCGAAACATTAACAGCTGATTTAGAATTATTCGCTACTATTTTAATTGAAAACATCAATCGTGTTTTTCCTGATAAGTGGGTTTTAGGTGAATTGCCAGCTGAAACAGAAACGAAAACAATTACATTTTCAGAAGAAGAAAATTGTTTGGCTGCTCTTCAAATGCTATGCGATGAATACGATACTGATTTTATCATTAAAACAGATAACAACGGAGTTAACATTCTAAACTTTAAGCAAGTAGGAAATGAAATTCCTTTAGAGTTTAAAGTTGGTTTTCAAAAAGGACTTTATACGTTAACTCGTGAAAAAGTTGATGCAAGCGATATTGTTACTCGTTTAAAAGTTTATGGTTCAGATAAGAATTTAGGAACTGATTACCGTGCTAATCGATTAGTTTTAAAAGATAAAAATAAACCAAATTCATACATTGAAAATACACAAGCGGTTGCTAAATATGGAATTTACGAATCAACTAAAATCTTTGAAGATATTTATCCAAGGCGCAAAGGAAAAGTAACTTCTATTAATTCTGATTCGGTTTACAAGTTTTCTGATTTATCAATGGATTTTGATTTAAAAGAAAAAGATGAAAACGGGACTAAATATCTATTAGACGGAGTAAGTGCGAAAATTCATTTTAATACAGGAGATTTAGCTGGTTATGAATTCGAAATTCACGATTACAATCACGAAACAAAAGAATTTCATATTATCAAGTTTGCAGACGAAAATAGTTATGAATTTCCTTCAAAAGATAATGATGCTTTTAGAATTGGTATTGGTGATGAATATGTGATTTTAGATATTCAAATGCCACAAGTTTACATTGACAATGCAGAAGCTGAATTGTTTGAAAAAGCAGATGAATATTTATCTGATAAACTTGAACCGAACATTCAATATTTACTTGATGTTGACACTTTACACCTTCAAAGAATTTTAAATGACACTGTAAGTCAATTCTTTTCAATTGGTGATTTTATCAAAGTGGTTGATGAAGATTTTGATATTAATCGATTTATCAGAATTAAATCTATTGAAAGAGATTTAAGGAATCCTTTTGATTATAAATTAACGCTGTCAGATTCGAAAGTTACAAACTTTTTAAGCGGAACTATTCCAGGGGAAATCAACACGATTAAAAATATTATTAAACTTAACAATCTTAATGATCCAGCAAGAGCAAGAAGATCTTGGAGAGATGCTCAAGAGGTTTTAAATATGGTTTTTGATGTTGAAGGTGATTATTATACTGAGAAAATCAAACCAAATTCTATTGAAACAACTCACCTGCAAGTCGGAGCTAAGTCGATGCAATTTAATCTTATCGATTCATTTTTCGAACCTAATTTTGAGGGTAATCCAAATAAAATAAGATGGTCCAATTGCAAGCTTGTTCACTTTACTATTTCTGATAAAATAGTTGATTGGCAAGTACAAGGTGGTCAGAAGGATTTAGAGTCGAATAAACCATATTATTTGTATGCAAAATGTAACAAATCAAATAATATAGGTGTAATTGAAATTACGGAAACACAGTACACGGTTGATCAAGGGAGTTTTTATTATTTCTTAATCGGAATAATCAATACATACTCAGACGATGTAAAGGCACGCGAAATCTCATTAATGTACGGTTTTACAACTGTTTCAGGAAGATTTATAAAAACAGGACGAATCGAATCGAGTGGTGGCGGTAATACTTATTTTGACCTTGATACAGGTGAGATTAGTGGCAAGATAACCTTTACATCAGATTCTCCAGCTTTAAATCAAATTGACGAACGAATAGAAGAAATTTTTGGCGACGATTCTCTAACACTTTACATTGAATCGAGTAAAGGTGATTTGCTTGACTTAGATGATTTAAACACAACATTAACCCCTTATGTAGACCGTTATTTTAATGATGCCACAGATAAAGTTACGTCGTGGCAATGGTATAGAGAAAGTGGTGTTACACAAGAGGATATAGATGCAGACGATATTTGGGCAATAGATAAAAATCATCGCATATTAAACCTTACAGCAGAGGATTTTACACATAACATTTTTGAGCATGGTGTGACTTTTATTTGTGAAGCACGTATTGAGAAAATAATTTTAAAAGCAAGAGTAAGAATATAATGAAAACAGGAACTACAAACATTAAAATAAACTACAAACCCTTAAACGCAACTAAAAGTCTTAGGGTTTTAAGTGGTTCTGAGCGTCAGAACTACAATGCCGATACAATGACGTTTGAGCCAGATAGACGCATAGACCCGTTGGTTGTAATGGTAGAGTGTGGTGTAACAGACCCACACAATCTAAAAAACGGAAACGTTAATGCAGACTTAAATTCTGTAAGTTGGAAAATATCTGAAAATGGAATTTTAAAAGATATTTTAGAAAGTGATTCAGATTTTAAAATTGGTAAAAATGCAAATAAAGGGCAATTAACAATTTATAAAAACATCTCTGATTTAGAGCCTGTAACAATTTTATTTACATCAAAATATTTAGAGCCTATTTCTAAACGTGTGGTGAATTTTCAAGAAGATTTTGATTTAATCACCTTACCTATTGCTCAAACTCCTGTAATACTTGAAGCAACTACTCCAGTAGGTGGTACTTTGTTTGTTAATAAAGACCAAGATGGTTTATTGACGCAAGCGAGATTATTTCGTGGAATTGAACAATTGCCCGCTGCTTATTATTGGTATAAAGGCAACACTGAGATTACAGACGCTAACGGTTATATCGGTTCTAAAACCGAAAAGCTATTTGTACCAAGTTCAGAAATATCTTCATCGGGAAGTGTGATTCGTGTTGAAGTTGCTGATTGTTCTGACTATGTGAATCAATTAGTTAATCAGAAAGTAGATACAGATACACAGGTTGTTGAGTGGAAGGGATTGTATCAAAGTGAGAGTGAGAATTTGATTGATAATTTTGAAAACTCTCATTGGAAAATTCATTCTAGAGCGAATGTTTATGATAATGGAATTAAATTAATTCATAAAGGGGAAACTGGACAATGCGGTACTAATAGAAGTGTATATAGTTTTAAATGTATTCCTAATCAAATTTACACTATAAAATGTGAAGTTTCTGGTGTACCTAATCCTACGATTATACTTAGATCGAATGTAAATAGTGTTACTGTGTTCTTATCAACGAAAGATGGTTATATTAATGCTGTGTTTAATTCTAGAGATAATTCAATTCTTGATATTGAACTTGGAGGTACAAGTTTGCCTTCTGAAGAGGGGTTGGTTTTTGAAAAATTAAAAATCGTGCTTGGAGATAATTTAGCTGATAAATGGTCTCCATCAAAATCGGACCTTCAAAATCTCATCACTCAAAAAACTGCTCAATACAAATCTGAAACTAAATTGCCAGAAAACTATCGACCAGCAACTAAACCTGCTAAAACATACAAATCTGATTATTTATTGATTAAAAAGTTTCCCGAATACAAAGAAGAAGTATTAATAACGCAAGGTGGGATTGACGCATCGTCAAGTTCAGTCGAAGCTGAAATGATTATCAAAACTAATGATGGTGTTATGCAGAATCCTGCAAAATATTTTTCGGTTGGGTGGTTGAAGCAAGCGAATGGAACTTTTAAATACAAAGGTTTTAAGGTAAATATTCCAATGGCTGATATAGTAGCTTTAAACGCTGAAAACAAAGAATTAGACTACGAATTAAGAGAAGATTTAACATTAAAAGTATAACAATGAATTACATATTAATAAACGAACAATTAGCGATTGATTTAGGTATTATATCCGAAAATCATTTTTACAGAAAAG